TCCTTTCATTATCTCAAATCCGATTTTTGAATTACTTCTTCCATCAGGTCTGCATCTTCAACCTTATAAACAAACAAGTTGAAGTTCACAAGGAAGTTCAGAACACCATCCACCAATTCACCACGCATGTTTGTACCCCTGACCAAGCTTTCCTTGATGGATTCATCAGGAAGTGTTTCCTTGATTTTGATAGTTTCCAATGCAAGATATAGCTTTTCAAGAACCGTATTACATTCAGCTTTTGGTTCTTTGGATGCAGGGAAGTACAGGATGGAAAATAAGTTGTTTCGGAAATACCTGTTTCCAATAACCTGATTATTGATGGGATTCACACACATAACAGAAAAACAGGGTTCTTTCAAGTCCTGATTCTTCAATTCAGTATAGATTTCATACCCATCACCAAAGGATTCATTTAATTTTTCGCATATACCATCAATTATCTTGTTTATCATTTGAACACTTCCCCCAGGTACTTAATCAGTTTGTTTTCAATCACTCTTGGTGCATCAGCTTCAAGCTCTTGTTCTGAAATAGTCAACATGAATCTTCCTTCAACCCACCCCTTATGATTTGCAGTCCTATGACCAAATTCAACATATGATGCATAATGAACAGGATTGATGACTTCAATGACATAATCACTGTCTATCTTTCTAATAGCAAGCGAATTTGCATATACAACAGCATCAGTTCCCTTACCGCTTCCACTTTCAGCTTCCGCTTCTGTTTTAGCTGTCCAACCCCTTCTTAATGTGCCACCCATCTTCACAACCTGCTTCTTGACCTTACCTTTGTTCTTTCCGCTTTGCAGTCTGACAGCAGCACCTGATTCATCACGCACTATTGATTTTCCATAATCACCAACAGGTGTCCTTTTAATGACTTTGGCAAGTAGCCTTGCAGCCAGTTCTTTTGCAACTGATTCAATGAACATTTGAACCTGTTCATCACTTAACCGCTGCAACTTATCCCTGAACTGTTCAAGTCCTTTGAAATCAGCTTTCACATGCCTTCCCATTATGCCCACCCATCAAATAGTTCAAGAACCACTTCTTGGTGTGAAGGATACACCCCAGGTTGACCGCTGTTCTTATACTCTGTTGTTCTGCCTTGATGTGTAACAACAATCTTTGAACCTGGTTTAATTATAATTTCAGGGGCAATGAATAACTTTACCACCTGTGTAACTATTTCAGCACTTGCGGTTTCTGTGTTGCTCTTGATAGTGGAAAAGGACAATTTACAGGGTTGATTTTCAAGAACGGTAAATTCTCTTTGTCCAGTGGATTTGTTTGCTTTCTTGTAAGACCTGTATTCCACAATGGAACATTTATCTTTATACAGGCTTTCAATAGCTTGCCTTACCATTTCAACCGCCTGTATCGGACAAATTGACTTTTACCGCTTACCATCAAATAAGCAATCAGTGAATCCAGTCTTTGTTCAGGTGTCATGCTTCCATTGCCAAAGGCAAAGGTCACATTGGTATCACCTTCCTGAATTTGCTTGACTGCTGCATCAATGTCAATCTCCAACCCCTGTAATTGTCCAATCCCTTTCTTTGCAAATAAAAATTCGCCAACCACCATCTGTGAAGCAACTTTCTTCAATCCGCAAGGAACACTTGAAACATTGCATTCATTTTTGATGCTGTTTTCTACCTTCTGAATACAGAAGCCAAGAAGCCAGTCATCACCATCCTGCATTTCATAACCGAATGATTCAAGCAACTTCCCAACATCATAAACAAAGGATGCACCAAGGCTTGATACATTCTGTATTGTTTGTATTAACGCTTCCAGTCTGTCAGATATATCAGCCATTGGTTATCACCCCTTTCATCATGCGACTACCACAGTACCCACAACAGTGCTTGCAATCTGTCCTTTTCCACGCTGCTGACAATATGCAGTAATTGTTGCCTTGTCACCGTTTGATGGTGCAACAGCTTTGACTTTCACCTTGTTCTTAGCAGTTATACCAAGAATCTGAATGTGTGTTTCATCAGAAGAAGTTGCTTCCACAATACTTTCACCTGCTGGAAGTGTCCAGGTCAATTCAGCTTCATCATCTTTGTCAATGTTGAAGGCACTTGGTGCAGCACTAACAGCAGCAGAAGCATTTGCATACACATGGACTTTGAATTCCATGTCATCACTGTCATCTGCATTTGCCTTTGTACCATAAACCTTGATTGTTGCTTCACCTGTTTTGTCCTTTGCTGCTGTGATTGTAATTGTTTGGTCAGTTACCGAAACAGAAACATTATCTTCATCAGAAGAAACAGCAACCACTGTTGGTGTCGCAACATTTGCTTTTATTACCGCTGTTGCTGTGCTTGAAACATCAGGTGAACTGGTTGATTTCACCATATGAATATCACGCTGCTGTTCAAGTACAACTTTTCTTTTTGCTACCGTAACAGGTATTTTGCAATAGGTGTCAGCAAAATCTGTGTCTGTCGGCTTAAACTTCACTGTTATGTCACAAACACCTTCCGCAACAGGAACAATGGTGAATGCACCGTTTGAATTCGTTACAGTTGCAACATTAGTATTGCTTGATGTTCCTGTGAACACACCTGCACTTGGATTTGCAGCAGTGATTGTCACCACTTTGTTCGTTTCATCCAAATAGATTGTCACAGGTTCATATCCACCAAGGTCAACAAATGGTTTATAACCACCACCTGTTTCACTTGTAATACCGAATGTTGCAATCACTTCTTCAAGTGTAAGCTTCTTGTATGTTCCAGGAAGGGTTGTGATGCCTTCACCTTCGTCTTTGATGGTCACCACTCCGCTTGAACTTATAGATATAGACACAAGCGGATATTTGTTTGATGTGTTCTTTGCCAAAGCATAGACACGATTTTCAATTACGCAAAACATCTTTTCAACCCCTTTCAGATTATTTTAATCAACTTTTTAACCGTTAGAAACGATTCTTGCAATTGCAATGTTCTTCGGATTTCCTGAAATTATCCAGTTAGAAGAACCGCTTGCACCTGAACCAAGTTGTGCATCTGTCGGGGAAGCTGTGTAAGCAGCATCAGGTCTGACAAAGCTGAACCCATTCGGATGATAGGTTTCACGAATTCTTGTGATAAGTTCATTGTAACCGCCATCCTTCTTTGCTTCTCTTGCGATTTCAACAGGTGTGTCCACAGGGGCAGGGGCATACTGAATTGCACCGTTACCAAACAGGTAAGTGGTGTATTCTTTTGCACCTGATGCACTTGTACTGTCAGCAACAGGAACACCATCATCAATCAGAACAGTCAGACCATTGTAATCTGCAAGTCTTAACTGTCTTTGAACACCCATGGGGTCTGTGTACTTGCGGTATTCAAGAAGTTCAAGTCCTGCCAGTCCATTTGCAACCTTACTGTGCATGATTGCAAGGCTGAATTCATTGAAAGCATCACCAACAGCCTTCTGAATAGCATCACCTGCTGTGGTTGCACCAACCTTGTTGCTTGTTCCAACAGTGCCAGTTGCAGTTGCAATGCTGAAAGTGTGGTTCTGCCATTCATCCCAAACGGAATCACCGTCATCAGCAATGTTGAAGATACCGTTCAGGATTGCAAGGATGACCTTCTGTCTGTACTTCGCCCAGTATCTTGCCACCTGTGAAGTGATTTGCTTCATGGGGTCAGCACCGCTGTTGAAGTCACGAATGAAATCTCTGTCCTTCCAACCTTTTGCCCTACCGTAGACAATACCACTTTGGGATTTGCCTGTTACTTCTTCGGTTGAAATGTCTGCATCACCGTCATAGTTGTCAGGTGTTCCACCAATCACCGAATAGAAGGGGATGGTGTAATAATCTGAACCATTGGAAATAAGCTGTTTAATTCTGTCATTCGCCTGAACAGCACCACTTTCAAGCAAAGCTGTCAATGTGGGGTCTTTTTCATTCTGCCAATTGAGCAGGAAAAGTTCAGGGTCAAAGGGGAAATTCAAATAAGTTGCCATAATTGTTTACCTACCTTTCAAAATTTAATAGTTCTTTCCAGTTCTCATTATCGTTTTTGAACTGGATTTGTTCTTCTGTGCTTAATTTAAGGAACTTGTCAAGGGTCATGCTGTCATTATCGTCATCATTGCCCGATTCACCTGGTTTCGCACCCTTGAAGCTTGGTTTCTTTTCGGTTTCAAAAAGGAACTTGGAATCCTCTGAACTTTGCAGCTTCTTGATTTGGTCAGCCAAACCTTTGACTGTTCCATCTTCAAGTAGTTCCGCATTTTCCAGGTCAAGCAAGGCTTTGACTGCCTTTGCATTCTTTGCTTTTGCATCCGTAAGGGCAGCAGCAATTGCAGTGTCAAGCTTCAACTGTTTTATTTCAGCAGCGTGTGTTTCATCCTTCTTCTTGTTTTCAGCTTGAAGGGTTTCAATCTGCTTCTTCATGGATTCCACATCACCAGTGGAATTTTTAAGCTGTTCAAGCTGACCTTCCAATGTTGCCTTTGTGGTTTCAAGGTTCTTCTTTTCAGTGTTGACTTCATCAAACCTTGCCTTTGGGATAAAGCCTTTCAGTTCTTCCGCAGATGCTTCTGCCACTTTCTTTGCAGTTTCTTCATCAAGTCCTAATTTCACCAAATCTTCTTTCTTCATTGTTCAATCCA